GGCCAGCACCGGAAGCCGCAGGCCGAGACGAGCGCGCGCCGGAAAGAGTGGCTCGGCACGCTCCTCGACCACGACTTCGACGTCGCCGCGATGGGCCACCACCACGTCAGCGGACGCATCCCGTGGGACGGCCCGCCCGTCATCTGCACCGCGTCGCCGAAGCCCGCCGGCGAGTTCGTCGAGACGCTCGGCGGCCGCACGCCCTCGGAGTTCCAAGACGTCGCCACCGCGTTCGGCGTCTCCAACGACGGCCTCACCGCTGTCTACCCCATCGACACCCGCAAGTTCGACGCCTGACGCGTATCGCCCCGGGGCCATGCGTGACGGCGCCGGGGAGCATCACCAACCCGTAACCCTTTAACTGTAACCGATGCCCCCTGTTGAACTCACCATCGAGCCGAACGAGAAGTACCGCGCTGTCGTCGAGGGCGAGTTCCCCGGCGACGAAGTACCCGCGACCGAAGAGGAGTTCCGTGAGCAACATCCCGCGCCTGACGCGGCCGACGCGTACATCAAGACCGTCGATGGCGCGCCAACGGAATCGGACATGGTGCCTCCTGAAGACCGCGTTGAAACCCTCGGCGACGGGATGTACGCCATCTCCTGCCGGCACTGCGACCGAACGTGGCGTGCCGAAGACTCCGAGACGAAGAAGGTCGACCCCCGAGAAGACCTGAAGTCACGCCTCAAATCCCACCGGCCCTGCGCTGAGAGCACGCTCACGTGGGCGGACTTCTCGCCATCGTCGGACCCGGATCTGCTGTCGAAGATTGCGACGTACTTCGACGGCATCGAACCCGACGAACCGGCGGACCGCATCCGCGCGAAGCTCCGCCTCCTCGACTGCGGCGCGTACGTTCGCGCGCAGATAGCCGCCCGTGGTGAACTCCGCGCATGAGCAACGGGCGGACGACCATCACCGCGGACAACGATGCTGTCGACGCGGTCGCTGCCCACAAGCGCGACGAGGACTCGTGGACGGACGTTCTGTTCCGGGCCGCGGAAGCCCTCGAAGCCGTGGAGGGCGACGGTGAACACGGTCTGAACACACTCACCGAGGACCACATCGACGACATCGCTGCCCGCACCGCGGAACGCACCGCTGACGAAGTCGAGAATCCTCCTTACGATGCGCTGAACACAGACTGCATTCACCGATGCTCCCCGCTACCTGCACCGCCCGCCACCTACGCCTCGGCGAAGTCGTCGCGTGGTGCGTCGACGACGAGAAGCTCGCGCTCTACCAAGCCGGCAACGACGAAGCGTGGCTCGCCGCTGAACACCCCTGCGACCTCCGCGACTGGACCTGACACCATGACCGACACTGACTCCCCGGACGACGCCCTGTCCCTCGACGACCTCCCGCAGCCCGCCGACGAAACCACGGTCCCACCCGCGGACCTGCACGTCGACGGCGACAACCCCAACGAACAGTCGGACGAGATGTTCGGACTGCTCGTCGAGAATATGCGGGAGCACGGCTGGATCGGCAACGCCATCATCGCCAACACCGGCGACCTCCCCAGCTACGACGGCGACCCTGAGGGCCTCATCGCCGACGGCGAACATCGCTGGCGCGCCGCCCAAGAGCTCGGCCTCAACGAGGTCCCGGTGAAGTTCTACAACTTCGAGGACGACGCCGGCCGCAGGCTCTGGCGGCAGGAACTCAACAAAATTTCCGGCGAGCATGACGCGAAGCGGGACGCGCTGGAGTACGACTACCTCATCAAAGAGGGTCGCTCCGATGAGGTCCACGACCTCGTCGACGCTGCCGACGAGGACCTCGACGACCTACTTGATGAGATACGCGCCAACACCAACCGGACCCCCGGATACGATTTTGAAACCAGCCACGAGGTCTACTTCGAGGACTGTGTTCAGGGAATGAGAGACCGTCTCGAAGATAACTCCGTAGACCTCGTGTTCACGTCCCCGCCCTACAACGTCGGTCTTGCTGAGAGCGCCGACAAGAAGACCGACGGCTATGTGCCGTACTCTGACGACCGTGACCAAGCCGAGTACCGCGAGTTCATCGGCGAAGTCCTCGACGAGCTGGCACGCGTGATCAAACCCACGGGCCACATCTTCGTCAACCTTCAGGTGGACGTCCGCGACGGAACCATCAACCCCCCTACGTGGATTCCCGAGCGAATGCCGCTCCCGTGGCGGTCCTACATCGTTTGGAACAAAGCTAACACCTCGCGTTCCAGCATCTACCTGCAAGAGAACGGCCGGTTCATCCAGAGCTGGGAGCCTGTCTACCACTTCTCGAACTCGGAAGAACCACTTGACGGGAAACGGAATTTCGCAGTCTGGGACGTCGCTCCTGCAAACCTCGAAAGTGACCACGACACGGGCGTCCACCCTGCTCCCTTCTCCGTTGAACTCGTCCGGAACGCACTCGAACCAACGACTTCCCCCGGGGATACGGTTCTCGACCCATTCATGGGGAGCGGCACAACTGCCGTCGCCGCTATCCTGAACGACCGCGACTACGTCGGCTTCGAACTGGACGAGGAAGATGCCTATCGACCCGTCATCAAACGCCGTATCCAAGAAGCCAAACGCCAGCGCGCGGCCACGGTCAACACTGAGGACTAACCCATGCCCTCCGACATCGACACCACCTGTAGCTCTTGCGGCGAGTCCGACTGGGAGACTGACTCCCGATTCGGGTCCATCCACTGCGGGAGCTGTGGGTATCGCCCGAAGAAAGCACGCCGGGACGAAATCGAGGCAGCCCTCTCATGACCAACGAGGACCTGACGACCATCGACGGCGTCGGCCCCGCCATCGCCGACGAACTCGAAGCCGCCGGCTACGAGACCGTCGCCGACGTCGAGAACGCGTCCGTCGACGATCTCGCCGACGTTCGCCTCCTCGGCGAGTCCTCCGCACGAGACATCCTCAACGACGAGGAATCCGGGAGCAGCAGAGGCCGCCCGTCGGAACTCGAAAAATACGAAGAGGACATCCTCACCGTCGCCCGGCAGGGCGCGACAAAAGCCGGCTGCGCCCGTATCGCCGGCGTTTCGACGTCCACGCTGTACCGCTGGCTCAACGAGTACCCGGAATTTTCGGAGGCGTTCAAACGCGCGCGGGCGCAAGGCGAACTGCAGCACCTCCAGTCCGTGAACGATTCCGGCAGTCGGTTCCTCCTCGAACGCTCCTTCGGCTACACGAAGAAGGAGGAAGTTGAACTGACGGACGGTGACGCCTCGGAGCTCTCCAAAGAGGAGAAAGAGCAGCTCGAAGCCATCGGTGCCCGGGACCCCCAGTAAGAGATGGCCTCAACGCTCATGGACCTCGCGGAGCGCAAGCCGCTGGCGCACCCGGCGGTCGCGTCCATCCGGCTGTTCGACTACTCGATGGCGCCGGGTGACCACCTGCTGGAGTTCTACGACGCGCTCTGGAAAGCCGTCGACGAGGACTACCCACACGCGCCGACGCGCATCGCCCGCCTCCTCCCGCGTGGTCACGGGAAGACCGAGAGCGGCGGGGTCGTGTTCCCAGCGTGGCTCCTCCTTCGCCACCCCAGCGTCCGCGTAGCAGTCCTCTCGAAGACGCGTGGGCTGGCCGCGGAGCGCACGGAGAAGGTGGTCGACGTCGTCGAGACGCACGCCGCAGAGTTCGGCGTCGAGGTCGAGGAGTCCTCTCGGACGCAGTTAACGACAGGCGCGAACGACCACAAGGAAGCGAGCATCGCGCCGTACGGCCTCGAGAGTCAGCTCACTGGGAAACACTTCGATGTCATCGTCTACGACGACATCGCGGACTGGGAGAACCAACGGACGGCTACGCAGCGTCGGAACGTTCGCTCGTACTTCGCGGACTACGTTGACAACCTTCCGTCGAACGACTCCGCCCTCCCGAGCGGCCCCGTGCAGGTCGTCATCGGGACGCGCAAGCACGAGGAGGACATCTACGAGACGAACATTCTCGGGGACAAGCGCTGGGACACGCGCGTCTACAAGGCCATCGCCGAGGAGGACTGGCCGCTCGTCGAACAGCGGGCGTGGCGGGTCCGTGGACAGGACGGCAACGTCTACGACGACGTCTCCGACCTCCCGGACGACGTCTCCATCGCCAACAACGGCGTCATCCCCGAGGCGGACATCGACGTCCTCTGGCCGGACCTCCAGCCGCCCGAGGCCCTGCTGTACGACATCGTCACCGGCGACGACTCCTCGGTCATCTGGCGGCGTGAGAACCAGCAGGACCCCAGCGCGCTCGCCGGCGAGGTCTTCAGCTCCGACTGGCTCGACTACGTCGACGAACTCCCGAACCCGCCATCGTCGTACCGCTGGGTGGGCGGCATGGACATCGGCGTCGTCGAGGACGTGCAGGCCGCCGCGCAGTCCGACTCGGACTTCTCCGCCGTCGCAGTCATCGCCAGCGACCCCTCAAGCCCCCGCGGGTTCCTCGTTCACCTCGAACGGGAGCGCGGCCTCTCGACGAAAGGCAACGCGGACTGGGCGTTCAACGAATTCCACGACATCGCCGACGAGTTTGGCATCGAATACTCGGAACTCCTCGTCGAGACTAACAAGGCACCGGGCGTCGCCCAGCGCCTCCGCGACGACACCAGCCTCCCCGCCCGCGGCGTTGAATCGACATCGTCGAAAGAGGGCCGCATCCACGACCTCTCCGCGGACTTCGAGTCCAGTGACCTCCGCATCCTCGGCGACCCGACCGAGGAGCGGTGGCGGGACTGGGAGGTCAAGGAGTGGCTGCGCTTCCCGAACGCCGCTCACGACGACCGCCTCGATGCCATCGAACTCGCAAACCGCGCGACCAGCGGCGGTGAAGTGACGCAGGTCGGGTCGATGCGCGACCTCCTCTAAACGGACTACGTAGCTATGCCTCCGGATGATACGCTCCGACACGACAGAGAGGACGGCAGTAGCGTCCTCGTCGCACCGTTCGACGACAAACAAGCGGCGCAGAACATCGCCCAGCAACTCCGGAACGCCGGCTCCACGCCCGCGCCGTCCTCAAACGGGAGTGACGGCGGCGGCCCGGCCGGGCGTGCAACCAGCCGGAAAGCGAAGTTCGGTATCAGCCTGCTGCGGACCATCGGCCTCCAGAGTCACGAGATAGGCAACGACGTCCGGAAGCGCCGCGACGAACTCTACCGGAACGATTTCCCCGTCCTCAAGCCGCGATTCACCGTCAAGTGCGAGGACTGCGGGACCGAACTCCAAGAGGACCCCGAAGAGTGCCCGTCCTGTGGGGGAGCCAACCTCCGGAAGCCGGACCCGGAGCAGCGCCGGGAGGCCGAGGAGCTCTTCGAGTCGGTCAACCGCGAGGGGCAGAGTCTCCGCGACCTCGCAAAGTATTGTGAGCCCGACCAGTGGCTCGCCGGCGTCTCCTGCATCGTCATCCAGTACGAGTACCACATTGCCCGAGATTCCGGCATCTACCGGGACGGCGAGGTCATCTCGAAGGAGCCACAGGAGCTGGTGTACGGCGACCCGGCGACCATCAAACCGGTCGTTGATGAAGACGGCCGCGCTGGCGGCTACTGGTACACGTGCCCAATCCACCGGGAGAGCCCCGATAGAGAGCCGGGGTACTGCGAGTCATGTGGCGCGGAACTCCAAGAGATCTACTTCGTTGACCAGTCGAAGGAAGACGATGCGTACTACTTCCGCGACGAGGTCGTCACGTGGGCGTACCCACAGCCGGAACTGAACGGGCTTGACGGCCTCGCGCCGACGGCCGGCGTGATGCTCCGACAGGTCATCATCGAGATGATGGTTCGGTACGGCGCCGCGTTCTACGATCAGAACTCGGACCGCCTCCCGAACCAGTTCATGATCCTCCACACGACGAACCCGGACCACTGGGAGGACCAACTCACGAAGATACGGCAGGAGGACGACGCGTACGACTCGCCGATCCTCTCGAACGAGTACAGCCCACGGGACTCCTCGGTGCCGGAGGTGCAGGTGGTCGACGCGATGCCCGACGAGATGCTCGGGCAGTCTCGTGACGTCAAGCAGGACTACAAGGAGGACATCCGGCAGGCGACGGGCGTCTCGAACGTCCACGACTCCGACCTGAAGGACGCCGGCGGCCTGAACAACGAAGGCCTCCAGCTGGAAGTGACGGACCGCTCGATTGCGAGCCAGCAGAAAGACTACCGCGAGGGCTGGCTCGACACGCTGTGTAAGCGCCTCGGCATCACCGACTGGCAAGTCTCGTTCATCCCCGCCCGCAACGACGAACAGGATGCCCTCAACCGGCAGCGCGAGATTCGCGCCGGCCAGCTCGCCGCTGAAGCCAGTCTCGACGCGCGCTGGGAGGACGGCGAGCTCGTCATCGAAGACGGCGAGTTTGAGGCACCGGAACGCGGCGCACCAAAGCAGCCCGGTGACACCGGTAGTGGACAGCCGTCCGGCAACGCTGGCGGTGGTATCGAATCAGCCGCCAGCACGCTCGGTGACGTCTTCGAGCATTTCGTCTGGGCCGACGACAGCGACATCGAGCAGGCGGCGAAGCCGTTCTGGAGCCGCGACGAGGACGTCCCCGAGGACGTCAAGCGTCACGTCCGAACAGCCATCGCACGCACGGATCTGACGATGGCCGACGACGTCTCGGCCAGCACGCTCCAGCCGTTCTTCCGCGAGAACCTCCTCGACTCACGGGGATGGAGTCTCCGGTCGCTGACCGACGACCTCGTCGACCGCGAGAGTCTCGACCGAGACTACGCTCGGACCGTCGTCCGATCGGGCGTGGCGCGTATCCTGAACCACGCGAAGTTCCAAGCCTACGCGGAGCTGGAGGGCGACGCCGACCAAGACATCCTCTACTACTGGCGTGGCCCGGATGATGGCGATACGAGTCCCGGATGCCAGCAACTCAAGGAGATGACGAACCCCGACTACGGCGGCACGCCGCGGCCGCTCGGCGAGTTCCGCAGCCTCCAGCGGGACATCCACGACGAACACTTCGCCGGCCTTGAGTTCGACGACTCGGCGCTCCATCCGAGCGAGCGCCACACCATCGAGGCCATCCCCGCCAGCGCCCTCTAAGGCAGTCCAGAACCCATGTTCCGACACGCACACGCGAACGACGAAGGCATCGACTCGACCAGCGTACTCGTCGCCCAAGAAGTCGCCGGCGCGACCGAGCACACCATCAACATCAACGCGTCCGTCGCCAGCGACTTCGCACTGGACGTGAACTTCGGCAACGGCTGGGTCAACGGCTGGAAGACGTACTCGTCCACCGACGCAGTCCAGAAGAACGTGACCGTCGTGGCCGAACAGATTCGGGTTCGGAACACGACTGCCCAAGCCGCGGGTGACACCGCGAGCGTGGACCTCGCGTCCGCGGGAGGGGCCTAACGCATGTCGGCTTCTCCGTCCGCCGGTGACTTCGACGTGGACGTCTTCCGCGTCCTCGCACCCGAGGATGCCGACGTGGACTACAACGGCCAGCTCCTCGGCGTCGGCGTGGACATGCCCGAGTCCGAGGTGTACGTTGACTGGCGGCGTGAGGCGTTCCCCGACGAACTCGACGACGCGCACGTCTCCATCTACGGGAGCGTCGAGGACCTCCAGAAGGCGACCGGTAACGATGTCGAGTACATCGACAGCGAGGACGTCGCCACTGAGGACCTCGTCGCTGCGAGCCAGCAGGCCGACCCGATGACGAACGGCCACGACCTCGACCCCGAGACCGGCGAGGGGACGTGTGCGTCCACGGGCAAGGAGATCACCGCGGAGACGATGGGCGACCTCACCGAGGACTGCCCACACTGCGGGGACCCTCTCTCCGTGTTCGGGGACGACGCCAGCCAGCAGACGACCGGCGGCACGGAGCAGGAACTGGCGACCGTGGACGCGGTGGCGCTGGCGTATCCCCCGGGCGGGCAGCTGTACGACGGCGACGGATGGGAGACGTTCCTCAACGACCTCTCCGAGCACGGCGACGTCTTCCAGCTGTGGAAGGGCGTGCAGACCCACCCGGAGGACGACCTCGAAAACCACGACCACACGACCTACGTGGCGCTGGAGGCCGACGCTGATGTCACCGAAATCGAGGCCGTGCTGGCCGACCACCCGGACGCCCGACTCAGCATCAACGCGGGAACGGTCGGGCCGATGGACGCGCCGGACGACTGGAGTGCGGAGACCAGCGACTACACGCACGGCGTGGCCGACGCCGGCGACGCCAGCGAACAGGCGGCGGTTGACGAGGTCCCGGCGATGCAGTCGGACTGGAGCGTCCGCGAACTGGACGCCATCGCCACCGAGATGGACGTCCTCTCTCGCGCCGAGCCCGAGCCCGGCCGCGTCATCTGGCGGTCCGCCGACCAAGCAATCTCGTACTTCGCCGACATCCCCGAGAAGTACACCGAGCACATCGGCCGAGACGCGTTCGTCCCGCCCGAACCCGTTGCCGAGGTCGCACAAGAAGCGCTCGACGGCCGCGACGAGACGGCCTCGGCGGAGCCGGTGCGGCGCGCGCGCCAACTCGTCGAAGCGCGCGCT